GCGGCTCGTAGTCACTACTATAAGAATAGATTCTCGGTTCAAACACGGTTATTTGGCGCGGTATTAAACGCGCAACTCCCTATGGGAAGTACTGCCGCCGTATATCTTGCACAACCCCAGACTTGATGTGCTAGCGTAGGCGCCCTCAGTTAGGGGGTCCCTATGGACAAGTACTACTTAGTGATCGCGGGAACTGGAGAGACCAGCCGCGCAAATGTAGAAGCACTCATTGAAGATTATATTTATGGCCACGGACAAGACGTTACCTTTGTTCTTCCGTATGAGAAGCGCCCAAGTCAAGGACAGATCTTTGCCTCGCAACTAGCCAAAGACAAGAGTAAAGACATACTGCTCTTCTGTAAGGAAGACGCCAACTATGAAGGCATTCCTTCATCCTCAGTAAGCCACTCAGACCGACCACTGGATACGGCCTGCGCCAAATTAAAAGACACCAACATCGTGGCCTTTGTTCTAGTAGACGATGAAGACCCAAGCATCAACGAGACCCTCAGCGTGTTCTCTGAGTACAAGGTGCCCACCTTTGATCTGACCGAGGGCTTGATGCCGATCAAGTTCAACCCAGGAGCGGTCGAGGTAAAGACTGAAGTAGCCATCCCTGAGGCGGAAGAGATGTCCGAGCCAGAGGAAGAGGCTGAGGATGACCTCGATGACTTTGAGGATCTAGATGACCTTGAGGACGAGGAGCTAGCCGAGGACTTTTACCTTGGAGTTCAGGCTTTAGCTAAAATGATCGCTCGGGAGGTTGCGGCCGAGCTCTTAAAGGCCACAGAAACGCCCAAGAAGGGGTCTAGGAAGTGATATCAGCCCGCGCCCTAGGGGTCTACCTGTATTTACAGACTACAGAGGCCACAATAAGCGCTGAGAGCCTTTCTAAAGTTTTTTCCGAGGGTCGGGAAGCCATAGGCACGGCCTTGGCTGAACTCAAGGGGTACAACATGATCTCCTCCACCAAGGAGCGGATCGGCAACAGGATCATCACGGTCAACCGACTTGTGGCACCGGATCTCTGGGCCCCAGAAACCCGTCGTCTGATACTGCAGAATAAGCTGTATAGCAATTTAATACTAAATAATAATACATTTATAAGTAACAAAATAGGGTTTGGCGAAGCCAAACGGGGAGAAGAAGCGATGAATGATGAATGGCACTCATTAGGTCAAATAGATCAAGACCCCAAGGAGATGGCCGAACTCAAGCGCCGTGAGAAGGAACGCCGTGACCGCGAGTACCGCGAGGCTCGCAATGCCAAGGCTGAGAAGCGGATGGCTTCCCACATCAACCGCGCCCCAGAAGACTGGTCAATCGATAACGCTGTCTTTGAGTTCGCCAGCCGCATGGTTCGGTGGGACATAACTCCGTGGGAAGGTTCACGCGCAGTTTTTAAGACGGCGTACGCAAAGGCGCGCAGAGAGTACGGAACTAATGGCGTTATAGAAGCCAAGATGATGGAGATCTTCTTCGGTCAACTTGACCATGAGAAGAAGGTTAAGGACTCTGATATGGTCTGGCGATTATTCTTGAAGAACTTCGGCAGTCTGCACATTGCTGCTCAACAGAGCACAAGCGCTCCTGAAGAAGTAACCAAGGCTAAAGACGTATCTAAGCAACAGTTGGAGAGGTTCTAATGTTTAAGTTAGACGACTTAAAGATACGGCGCAAGGCTTGGGTCAAAGCCGCAAACATAAATCCAAACCGACTTGGCTGGTTGCTAGATGATTGCACTGTTATTCATTCAGATGATCGTAAGAAGATTGACGTCTGGATGGATGCGCTAGAGCGCGGAGAAGTTGTCCGCTCTGCTGGGAACTCTAGATGCGGTAAAGGTTTACTGCTTTGGGGTGAGCCCGGTCACGGTAAAACTACTTTGGCTCTATCCATTATCCAAGAGATCATGACACGTTTCCCTATTGAAGCTTTTGATGTTAAAGAGGGTCGTGTACTTATTCGTCCTTGCTACTTCATTACTTTCAACGACATACTTAACCTTAAAGGTCAGTTAATGGATGAAGCAGATGACGAAACTCAAATTTTATATCAAGGTATCTTGGGTGACTGCCCAAACGATTCATACAACATACGTGTACTGATCATTGATGATCTTGGTAAAGAGCACGCTTCTTTATCTGGTTGGCAGAAAAGTATGTTGCATCATGTGTTGCGCACACGATTCAACAATGGATTGCCTACTATTGTTACCACGAACATTTCGTTAGACAACTGGGGCTATGTATACGGGGATGCTACGGAGAGTTTTGCTCACGAGTCATTCTTGTACTTACCCATTGAGACTTCGGATCTAAGAAAGTGAGCCGTGCAATGACTACCAAGCTTATCCAGGTGTTTCTGAGTCAGACTCAGACCCCTGGGCCAGGTATCTATGAGGTATCAGGCGATGAGACTGGGACGCTTTATTGCACTTGCCCGGGCTTTAAAGGCCGTAGTACCTGCAAGCACTCACGCTTTGTTAAGTCTCGCATTGATAGCAACAATGGCACCTATCCACTTGAGATCTCAAGCCGCGCCACTGAAGAGGACGCCGCTAAAGCCAAGAAGTCAAGCAAAGACTTCAGAGAGTTTGTTATCAAGTACGGAAGGATTGAGGTCTACTAAATGCGGAACGGGGACATCAGCAATGAGCTCCCCAAGCGAATACTCGTTACAACAGACGCGTTTTCAATTGTGGAATCAAGCATCACTAAACGGTTTAAAGTAATACCAAAGGTAAATAAAGAGCTGAAGATACGTAAAGATATCCTCAGCCGCTTTTACCTGTTCACCTCTCGTCAAGGGGTTACTCTTGAACTAATCTCTTATGCAATTGACGATGCTGGTCTTGAAGAACTAATGCTTACGCTAGATGCTATGGGGACTAACCCATTTCGTTACTCAAGAGCGTATGAGTCTATTGATGAGGTTGTAAAAGACTTACCTTATAGACCAGAAGTTATTGGTGTTATTGATCTGCCAAAAAATCTGCTACGTTACGGGCACTGGGGAATGGACTTTAACTATCTATGAATAACGAATCGTACCTACTAAGCAAGGTCATTACTGATAAGCGCATTGGCTATGTATTAGAGCGCGGTATTAGCGATGAGTGGTTCTCAGACACTACAGATAAGAACATCTACAAGTTCTTACAACACCACTACACGGAGTATCAAGAGGCTCCCAGCCTAGAAGTTATTCAAGCCAACTTCCGTAACTATGAGCCTATTGAAGTAGAGGACTCTATTGACTACTTCATTGACAAGTTAGTAGAAGGCCGCCGCAAGTCTTTAATCATTAACACCATGATTGATGCTAGTCAGGTGCTTGAGTCTAAGAAGCCTGAGTCTCACGAAGATGCCCTCATTAAGTTGCAGCAAGGCTTTGCTCTTCTAGAGCAGACCGGTCTAGGTTCTACAACTGATCTTGAGATTAGACATGCTGCTAAGTCAGCTATGGAAGAGTACGTAAATCGTAAGAACAGCCCCGGATTGTTAGGGCTACCTACAGGATTCCCTACTATGGACGCTTCTACTTCAGGACTACAACCAGGCCAACTAGTAGTTATCGTTGCGCCGCCTAAGACAGGTAAGTCAACGCTTGCCCTACAGATTGCTATTAACTGTCACCTCAATGGTCACAAGCCTATGTTCATGTCCTTTGAGATGAGCAACAACGAACAGAAGACTCGTTACTACGCTATGCGCGCTCGCATCTCCCACAGGCGCCTTATGACAGGAACACTTACTCTTGAAGAAGAGCAGCGCTATGAGCGTATTGTTAACAGCATCCAGACTATGAATGATGACTTCTGGTTTACAGACTCTTCTAGCGGTCTGACCGTTAGCGCAGTAACTAGCAAGATCCAAGGTAAAAACCCTGACATTGTTTTCATTGATGGTACCTACCTTATGTTTGATGAGGTAACTGGTGAGTCCAATACTCCACAGGCTATTACTCAGATTACTCGTAACCTCAAACGTCTTGCTATGAAGATCAACAGGCCTATTGTTATCTCTACCCAAGCGCTTTCATGGAAGATGAAGAAGGGTCAGGTTAGCGCCGACTCTATTGGTTACTCATCATCCTTCCACCAAGACGCCGATGTTATCTTTGGTCTTCAGCGCGAAGACGAGAATGTAGATGACACTCGTCTGCTTCGTGTTATTGCTAGCCGTAATTCAGGTCTTAGTGAGGTATCTCTTATGTGGGACTGGAACACTGGCGCCTTTAGAGAGATGGACAACAACGACCTATGACCGTTGAAGAGATGGAAGAGACACTTGCTGATCTTGGAATCAAGGTCATTGGCACACGTGGTTGGGAAGTACAGGGAGAGTGCCCAGCCCACGAGGAGCGAACAGGTCACCCTGATCGCAATCCTTCTTGGTATATCAACGCTGACTCTGGCGCTCACATATGTTTTTCTTGCGGATTTAAGGGCAACCTATACTCACTGGTTGCTTACGTTCGTGGGGTGCCACTAGACCAAGCAACCGACTGGGCAAATACCAACCTCAACTTGGTAGCGCGTCTTATGCGCTTA